GTTCACTATAAATTGCAACATTTGCCTTATTACCATCCATTAAGGATTTAATTAATCCTTCAGCAGGACCTGCTAGGTTTTGCATTTCATTTCTAACACCCTCTGTACCTCCTACGGCTTTACTTACGTTTTTAGCAACCGCAAGATTGGTTTTAGCAACTGCTCCATAAAATCTACTTAAACTAGGTGATGTCGCTTTTCCCATTTTAAGTGCTAATTCACCACTTTTAAAATATGCTAAAGTTTGTTCTTGAACTGATAATTGTTCTACCGCCAACTCTTCCAAACTTTTAGATGAGTCTTCGTTTGCCTTTTTTAATTCGGCAATGTCTTGTGGTGTTAATTCTTCAACAGCCTTTGTAACAACCTCACCACTCTCTTGTTTAACTTGTATTTTTGCGACACCACCTTCTAATTGTGCCATTGAGGCAATGAGTTGTTTTGTTTCTTCATCACCTTCGGCTAATGAAGGAAATTTAATTTGTTTCATTTTCATATCAAAGTCTGCTGCGTTAATTGACATTTTTGCCAATTGTTCCACAGGTATATCCATTTCTTTTGCAATTTCTCTTAACCTTCTTTTAGAACCTGGAAGTATTTCGAATTTACCATTTTTTTCATTAAATGTCGTAAACTCTTTGGTAATATTTATCATTTCTTTTTGTAATCCTTCAGGATCGTTCGCAGCCAAATCCATTGCCTTTAAAGGATCTAACAATCCACTGGCGGTTACACCAAGTCTTTGTAATCCCGCTGCCATTTCTATTGCTCCTTCAGGATTATATATTTTTTCAGAAAACGTAAAGACTTCACTCATTTTAAGACCAATTCTTTGTGATGTTGCCGCCATAGTTGCTAAACCTTTGATACCGTTATCAAAGTTATACAAATTCATTTTGTTTAAGTTTGAAACAACATCACTTGAAACTCCTTTAACAGAAACTCCGACATTTTTAGCGTAATCAATTACTGTTTTCATTTCTGAACCAACATCATTAATTGATACTCCGACTTCTTTAAAATTGGCCGCTAAAGTTTCCTCTTGTTCTCCAGTAACTTTTGACACCGCCGCTAATTCAGTAATAGCCTTTGTACTTAAACTTGCGGTAGTTCCCAATCCTCTCATTATGTCACCAACTTTTTCGGCTATTTTGGCTTCGTCAATCCCCATCTTAGCTAATTCAGGAGCAACGTCTGCGATGGTTTTTTTGAACTCTTCCATCCTTTCCTTTCCTAAACCAAAAGTTGCTTGAAGTCCTGTTCCGTATTCGTCTAGTTTTGCAAAAGCATCTGAATTCAATGGATTTATGGCTTCACTATATTCTTTTGCTGTTGAAAGTAATTTATTTGTAATTCCGTCTAGATTTGCCACCCATACATTATAAGAGTCTGCACTTTCTTCAAATGATGAAGATTGAGTTGAAGATTGAGCTCGTTGAAGATTTCTAATTTTACCATCTTGATAATCTATAGTCGCATCTCGGTCTTTAAGTTCTCTAATTAACTTTTCAGTACTTAAATTTTCGTAACTAGGCATTTAAACTTATTTTTAAATAAATATTGTTTTATTTCTTTTCGCTTTCAGAAACAAATTTATTTATAAGATACTTCCTTACATACGTTGGCATATTCAAAAATTCAGAATATTGTGTTCTAAATATTTTTGAGAAATAATAAAATTCGTCTAAAATTGTTGTTTTATATTGATAAGAAAGGCCGAAAAAACTCCACCCCAAAAGTAATGTCGATCACTACTCTTTCTCCTGACGGGGCTATTACTTCTTTTGATAGATCTAATCTCGGTTCATTTTCAGATAAAAACTTTCTAATATATTTGGAATCAGCAATTGGCATCTTTTCAATAAAGATTGCAATATTACCTTTGTCAGAATCTCCGTCAATTTCAACAATTTGTTTTAATAATCTTGTAGTAATAGTTGGAGTCACTCTTCCTGCTGGATATGATTTTAAGATATTTTCAATTTCAAATTTTTCACCCATATTCAAGATTTTTAATTTTACTCTTGATCCTGACACAGGAAGTTTGGTTTCAAAATATCCATCTTCATTTGGTTCATAATTAATTTTTTTGTAATTTAATTCGTCTAAACTAATTGTCGTTTGAAACCTTTTATCAGTTTCTGGATCAATAGAACTAACAGTGTATTCAGGTCCAAATGATGTATTTCGTAAAAATAAAAGGATTGCTTCAACATCACCATCAACAAGTTCTTCGGGTCTTAAATCTTTTTCATAAAGTTTATTTCTTAATAAAGGAAATATAATACTTTCTGTTATACTTTTTTTATAATCCGCTTCAGCAATGATATTCTCATCAACTGCGGTTAAATAACCAACCTTTACAGATTTCTTTTTTGATTTGTAAAATTTACCTTGACTAGGTAGTTGTATCACATCATGAGGTAAATTGAATTCAGCTTGTCCTGCTTGATAAACATCTTGTTCCATATTATTTTTTATAATAAAAATAAGAATATGTTATTGTTAGTAAACATTTAATTCTTAAATAAAAAAAATATATGTGATTAATAAACCAATATACAACGGTCCATTCTCATCTGACAACTTATTTTTGCTACACCATCTGATGAATATGTTAATGATCCCCCATCATATCCTAAAAGGAAAGTTCCTTCTAAAATCCATTTTTCAACAACAACACCTGTTGGGTCTAACATTTCAAGATCAACATTTTTCTTGTATCCCGCAGCATAACCCATACGTCCTGTTACTGACTCAGCACATAAACGAATCCATTCCATAACCGCTTGAGACGCAGAAGGTCCAATTGGATCTCTAAATGTTACAGGTAACTCTCCCCAAGTGAAACGACCAGCAACATAAGTTGAAGTATTCAAAAACTGAATCTCTGTCGAAGCAATTGTAAGTTTTGGTCTTGACGTTGTTTCAACATACCACTCATTGATCCCAAGTGACGACGGAAATCTAAGTATCCATCGGTTCTCCCTTTTCGGTTCATAAGGGATTGGCATTTTCATTAATAAATCAGCCATATTGTTTTTTTTTAGTTTTTTGTTTTATTTTTATTATAAATAGTATCTTATTAAAAATTTTTCTATTTACTTCTGTTTTTTTTTAAATAATCTATTAACTAGACCAGTTATTCATATTTAGTTTTACCTTCCTTACTAGTATGATAAATTTTTAATTCATCTTCATCATCAAAATTCTTTCTCATAATTTGAACATTTCTTAAATCATCATCAGAAAAACCAATATAAGGTATAAAATAATTACTGATTTTGTTTTTCATAAATGCCTTTTCTTGCAGTTGTCTAGAAAGTTTTTGAACATAAGACATAAACTCTCTCATTGCATCCACCTTTAATTGTTCGGGATTAGCAGCAGAACCCTGACCAAACGTTACAGGATAAAATTTACACATATCTAAGTAATATCTAATAATATCATCATCAGATAATTCGTCTTCATCTGCAAGATCTCTATATTTTTTAAGATTTTTAACAATAGTTTTTTCGTTTAACCCGTGTTTATTCTTTTTAATTAAATTATAAACAGCATTTTTTAAAACACTAGGGGTGTGACCTCTTGCTGTGATAATCGAAAATATAGACCCATCATTGACCGCCTCAACAAAATCATTCCAAGAAGGTCCTGTTGGAGATTTTATAGAGTCTTTAACAAATTCTTTATCACCATGAACTCTAAAATCTCTAAAAGCTTCGTCGTCAAAACCAACAATCTTGTGTCCTTTGTAATTAAAAGGTTCTTTACCAATTTCAGTTCTGTATTCTGCAAAATCTTCAGTTGACATACCAACACTTTTTCCTTTATCGTCTTTCAAATAAATTTTGGTCGGCATATACATTAGATTATCATCCCAATCAAAAGCATAATACTTCATTGTTGGTTTTAATTGATCACTAATAATTTCTGTAATTATATCTTTTACAAAATTTTTGTAATTCATAACAATAAATATCTTAAATTAAAAAAAAGGGGAACTAATGTTCCCCCCTTATTTATGATCTGATAAATTTAGATATTTTCAAACGACGCTCCTGTTGGAGTGATGTAGAAAGTAATATCAATAAATTCAAGAGCTCTTGTAGGTTTGATATAGATTTTTCCTGTTAATTGGTTTCTATCTAAATCTTCAGGAGAAGACGAAACGGTTACACGGAAGTCATATAAACCACGGTCTCTTCTAATGGCATCTAAGATTGGATTAACAGCGTTTAAGAAGTCTTGTCTAACTTGTGCGTCGTTTTGTTCAAACAACAATCTAATAGATACTGCTGAAATCAACTTACGTGCTTGTAATAATAATCTTCTTACGTTAATTCTATCAAGAGCGGATTCTCTAACTTGTAGAGTTTTATTACCCCAAATTACAGTACCAACATCAGAGAAAGTCGCAATTGGGTTAATTCTACCAACATAAAGAGTATCTCTATCTTCTTGTGTTAGTTTCTTACGAGCTTTGATACAATTAACAATACCACGAGTGTAACCCGCCGCTGCGAACCAAGGGAACGCGATGTTATCTGTCAAGGCTAAGTTTCTTGTTACCTCAGCCGTAGGTGGAATGTAGATTTGAGTGTTATTTACACTATCTCTTGTCAATACCCACGGATAGTAAGTAGCCGTATAGTTTGAGTCAATTCCTGTGGTTTCCAAATTATTAACCGCTTCTGTAGGGTAGATAAACCCATCAATACCGGTTGTTGTTGGTAAATATAAGTCGTAGTCAGGAGTTGTACAAACATAAAGTGAATCTGCTCTGTTGAATTCAATCATTTGAACCGCATCCTCAACCAAATTACTGTTATTTACATAATCAATACCAGGTGTAACAAAAACGTTAATGTTTGTTGCTTCAGGGTTAGCGAATGTTTGTTGTCCTAACAAGTATGCGTAGTAGTCGGTGTTAGCAAAATTTTGTGTACCGTCACCCAAAGAAATTTCTTTAAATGCTCCCCAACCAACTGCGGTAGGATATCTTGATGATGGACAAGCTCCGTTAAGGAATCCTCTTCTACCAATTTGATATTCGTCAGTATTTGTTCTCCATTCTCTGTAAATATCCCATCCATCAAATCCACCTTGAACTAAGAATGTGAATTTACGTGCGAATAATCTGTAATAAGCATTTGTAGGTGATTCAGGTTCTGTAAGGAATGATGAATTACCACAAACAAATCTTGGTTCACCACTTGTAGAAAACTCAGGTCCGATCGTTAAACCACTTGCGTTTACGTCCATGTGGAAACCTTCAGATCTATAATTAAATGGAAGACCATCAATATCACAAGAATTAATTGGGTTTCTTTTACCGACATATTCAAAGAACGCTGGATCCCATCCATAAGAATTTGAAATACCTAAATAAGTTCTTCTTACATTATCACCTGGACTTGTAAGTGCATCATCATTTCCTGAAGATAAACCAAATGGTGGGTTATAAATAACTTCACCAGGGAAATCATATTTTCCTTTGATAATTGGGAATGGTGAATTAGCTCCTGCGTAATTTCTAAAGTTAAATCCGTTGAATCCACAAGGTAGTGTGTCGATTGGAGCATCTTCACTCATCTCAACCATTACATATCTTGAGTTAAGTGCGTATTCTCCGTCTAATGTACCAATTTTATTTCCGATAAAGTTATTTTGTCCCGGATCCATAGCACAATTAGTAAATTTCTCAAGAACAACAGGATTTGCATCTGTATCAAAATAGCTACGAATCAATACATCAAACGTTAAGTTATTATATGATTGATTAATAATTGAAATTTTAATCAATGTGTTTGCTGCGTCACCGTCAGAAACTGTATAGAATCTAAATAGGTCATAAACTTTATTACCTCTTAATTCTGAAACAACAAAAGGTGAAACTGGTGTTTGCCATTTATCTAAATACCAACCAATTGAATTTGGATCACCACTTTGAGCTGAGTCAAGAGCAATTAAATTAGGATTTAAACCTCTAATGTAACCTTTTTTCCAAGAGTAATTTAACCATGACTGGAAGTTTTCTTCAGCAAATACTGGAACTTCAATTCTTGGTTTTTGGAAATTGGAAACACCAAATACTTTTGACCAATATTCCGGATCATTTTGTGTAAAAGAAGTTTCAAATGAATAACTTGTTCCAAACTTATCAATTACATTTACACCAAATGTAGAATAAGGATTTTTCAATACTGCCGAATATTGTCCAGTCATATTAAGTGTTACGTCAGATGTTCCTGTTACTGAATATGTTGGGTTAGTTGCGTTTGTATAAGTTGAAATACCTCTTGATCTTAATGTTCCAACAACTACATTATCATAATTAACATATGAAGTACCTGTATAGTAATAAATTTTACCAACAATAGTTCCTGAATAACAATCGATATTAACAGGTGTAGGAGTTGGTGTTGGTGATGTAAATGGTGAAGGTGTAATACAAGGATTTACAAATGAAGGAGTTGGCGTTGGAGACGCTGTTGCTTGTGGTGTTGGTGTAGGGTTAGGATAATAAGCAGTCAAACCTGAAACATAAGTAAAGAATGAATAACCACTGTAGTGAGTATTTCCTGTGTTTGTAAATAAAGCGTAATACCAAGCATCATTTAATGGCGATGTTAAACTTGTATCATCAAGTGAAACTGAAGGAACATTAAACACATTAGTTGCCGCTGTCCATCCCGCACCTTCTAAGGTATTATAATCTTGAGTGTCTATTGAACCAAAATATGAAATGTATTCATCTTCCGCCATATATGGATTAGAATCAGTTATTACATCAAAAATTAAGTTTCTGATTTGTGAATCTAATGTGGACGTTGATCCATTGAATTGTTCAAATTGAGAATAAAGAATATCTTGAATTTCATCAGGGAAATTAGCGTTATATCCGATTGTTGTTACAGAGTTTGTACATGCGGTAAAAGGAACTGTAAATGTTAATTCTTTAGGAGTAACACAAGTAGTTTCACAAGTTGTATAATCCGTAACTGAACTTAAACACCAAACACCAATTGTTGATGGATCTACGTTAGCCACAGTTGTTACAGACCAAGATGGTCCTGCATCATATCCTGATAAACCAAGAATTCTTGTAACAAACAATTGGTTAGATTGTTGTAAATAAGCTTTAGCGATATACGATGCTTCGTATTTTGGAATTTGAGTGTTTACGAATTTTTCTGGGGACGTTGGTCCAAATACGCTTTCAAATTCTGTGAAATTTGTAATGAAAATAGGTTCAAAAGCTGGACCTAATAAAGTTTCACCAACTATACCTAATGTAGTTACACCGACACTTTGGGCTACAAAGCTTAAGTCAACTTCAGAAGTATACACACCGGGCGAAACAAAAACCTTACTGTTAGTTGCCATATTGTAAAATACTTTTAATTATTTATTTTTACTATAAATACTTTGTTTTTTATCAAAAACTTTACATAATAAAAAGTATTTATATGTTGGTATGATTTTATTCTGCCTTTTTTCTACCACTATGGATAAAGATGTTAAAACAATAAAAAATCTAAAAATAGACGCCAAAGTTCATGATGTCTTAAAAAAGTATTGTGATAAGAGGGGTATTAAAATGTATAAATTTTTAGAAAATCTAATAATGGAAAAGTGTAAAGATAAGAAAGATATATACGGAGAAATTTAAATAAGTTTTCTTGTGTATACCAACATTGGTGTTTCATTTGTTAACCCAATTGAAATTTCAATTCTTAAAGTATCACCATTATTTATTTGAATAAAATCAACATTATCACCATAATAATTATCATTGATGTAAACAGAATAGTCTTGAATGTTTGTGCTGTTTTCAAAAAATAAATTACACACATAATCAAAATAATATTCCATTGTTGTTGCACTATTTGGATATTCTAAAGTAACTGAACCTAACTGAACTGGATCTTGTTTTTTCTGTGGTCTTTTAACAGGACGAGTATCTACTTCAAACATTTGAAAAGTTCTATTAATGGCAGGAGACACTTCGAATTGTTCTTCATCAATCAAAAACCCCATCATAGTAAAATCATATTTTTGAATATAGTATTTTCTTTTTTCTAAATCCAAAACAGATTCATCAGAAAACGAGTCATTAATTATTGGAATGTAATGTCCGTTAATTGTTTGGTATGCTTGTCTTGATGCAAATGTTTCCATAACTCTTTGATTTAAGGTATTTGCTTCTCTCATTCTATTACATACAATTGCTACCGTATACTTTAAATCAATCGGAACTGGTTGTGGTATTTTATAAATGTCGGCACCTTTTCTATTTCCATCCCAAGTTGGAATTTCCATGTAATAATACATTCTTCTAACAGGTATGTTATACATAACCGCAGGGTTATTTCCATATTTAACTTCCGGATTTCTTATAATTGCTAAAAATGGTGGCTCAATATTTTTATCAATGTTTTGAAAATCCCACGTTTCAACAAATTGAGACCAATTTTGTGTTGTTATTAAAATATCAACTACGGGTATTTTTTTTCCTTCAGAAACAATATTAAATTTTTCCTTCACAAAATCCAAAAATCCACCATCAAGATCCGCATGAAGTAATGACTTAGGTAGGTAAGTCCCATCCTTAGTAATCATGTCCTTTATTTGTTCCCTTCTCGGTAAAAGAGTCTTGGGGTACGTTAAAGGTAATGTCGGTTTAACTTGTTTTGGTAATGCCATTATTAATTTTATTAATTTATAATCCCCTAAATTCATTTGGTCCAACAGGAGCCCCAATAATACTACGGTAAAAGGGTTTGAAACCTTTGTAAGTATGTTTTATATCTGAAATAACACGACCATCATTTACTACGGTATAATATCTAACAAAGTTTTCACTATCATAGTATCCTACATAATCCCCAAAATCTATATCGATATTAAGATCATTTAAAGTTTTTAAGTAAACTGACATTGTAATATTTCCTGGTTCTACTTGATCCAATTTTGTTGCCCCAAGTAATTTATTTTCAGGTCCAGCAATCCCTACATAAGCATTAAACTCAACGGGGGGTAAAAATTTAATACCATCTTCAACCACTTCACCGTAAACATCATCAGTTTTAATTTTATTTCTATCAATTCTATACAATACACAAGTATAGTTCATATCACCAATTAACCATTCTTGACCCATTTCAATTTCCAACTCAAAATCACGATCCCCAAAAAATTTTCCTAATCTTGTTATTGGCACATTATTCTTCATACGAAATGGTTTTTCTTGATAAATATACAATTATTGATTATCTTTTATAAAAGATTAAGTTTGGAAAACAAAAAGTCTCTTGTTGAACATAAGGCCCTTGAACTACTAGACACATATAGTGGTTCGAATAACTATATCTTATACCTAAAAAATAAGAAAGAATCCTCTTCAAAATTTTACCCTACAAGAACTCAAGCAGATTATATTATAAATTATTTTGATTCAGTTCCAAAAGTTGCTCGAAAATGGGTTGAGTTGGACACTTATTTTGCTAAAAAGTTTTCAGAAGAAAAATGTTTGTTAAAAACACCTGATCAAATTTATATTGAAAAATTATTGGTAGAAAAAGAAAAATCATATCATGTTTGGGCTAAGTTTTTTGAAAACGATAAACTATCTGAATTTTGGATTCCAAAATCATCATTAATAAAAACACACAATGTTCAATCAGTCACTATTGATTATTCGAAGTATTCACATCGTCCTCCGCTTGAACATCAGAAAATTGCAATTGAAAAACTAACAGGGTCAAAAAGATTTATATTGGCGGATGACATGGGTTTGGGCAAGACAACTTCTACTATCATTGCGGCTTTAGAAACGGGATCTAAAAAAATCTTA